ATGAGTGATAATAAAGACAGTTACCGTGACAATCCGTTACTGAAAAAGGTTGGTGTACAAGTAAAGTACACACAAGAACAAGCTCAAGAGTATGTAAGGTGTGCAAAAGATCCGGTTTATTTTGCAGAACACTACATTAAGATTGTTAACGTTGACCGTGGTTTGATGCCATTTGAGATGTGGGACTTTCAGAAGGACATGATTCGTCTGTTCCACAAGAATCGTTTTGCTATTACTAAATGTCCTCGCCAGGTTGGTAAAACCACCACCTCCGTGGCGTATCTTCTTTGGTTGACACTATTCAACGATACACAAAACGTAGCCGTTCTGGCTAACAAGGGTTCTCTTGCACGTGATATTCTTGCAAAGTACCAATTGGCATATGAAAACTTACCAATGTGGTTGCAACAAGGGGTTGTAATCTGGAACAAAGGTAACGTAGAACTTGAAAATGGTTCTAAGATTCGTGCAGACTCCACATCTTCTGCTGCCATTCGAGGTGGTTCTTTTAACTGTGTATTCTTGGATGAGTTTGCTTTCGTTCCACCAAACATTGCACATGAATTCTTTAACTCTGTTTACCCTGTAATTTCATCAGGTAAAACAACCAAGATTATTATTGTGTCTACACCGAACGGTATGAATCTGTTCTACAAGATGTGGATGGATGCAATTGGTAAGAAAAGTGATTATCAACCATTCGAGATTCATTGGTCAATGGTTCCAGGTCGTGATGAGGCATGGAAAGAAGAAACAATTCGCAACACCTCAGAAGAACAATTCAGACAAGAGTTTGAATGCGAGTTCTTGGGTTCCACCAACACTCTTATCTCTGGCCAGAAACTTGCACAAATGGCTTATTTGGATCCAATTGCCAAACACGATAAAGTCAATGTGTATGAAATGCCCATCAAAGAAGATGGTGAAACACACAAAACAGACCACTTATATGCCATTTGTGTTGACGTTTCAGAGGGCAAGAACATGGACTCGTCTGCGTTTGTTGTCATGGATATCTCAGCAATGCCATATAAAATGGTTGCAACATACCACAGTTCGTCAATCCATCCAGTGTTATTCCCAACTGTAATCTACAATACTGCAAGGTTGTTCAACGATGCATATGTGTTGGTTGAAATTAACAACACACCACAGGTTGCAGATATTCTACATAATGAACTTGAATATGAAAACTTATGGAAAGTATTTACAGGTAACAAAAAACCACAACAACTGTCTGCTGGCTTTGCAAGAGGTGTACAGTTAGGTTTAAAAATGTCACCTCAAGTGAAACGTATAGGTTGCGCCAACTTGAAAATGTTGGTTGAAGGTGACAAAATGGTCATTAATGACTTTGATGTTATCTCTGAATTGACCACTTTTGTGCAAGACAAGAACAGTTTTTCTGCTGAAGAAGGTTCAAATGATGACTTGGTGATGTGTTTGGTGACATTTGCATGGGCAACAACACAGAAATACTTCAAAGAAATCGTCAGCCACGACATTCGTAAACAGTTCCAAGTGGAACATATGAATCAGATTGATGATGAAACTTTACCAGAACCAATTATTGAAGATGGTTTAAATCATGGACTTGAGTTGATGGACGGTGATTTGTGGGATTCTACACCAGGTGGAGACACATATGGTGGTTTTATCCGAGATATGATAAGAAATCTATAAAAATAACGATTCATAAATATTCAAATGGTATAAACTACCAAAAAACAAATAATTAAGGAGAAGAAACAAATGGCTCAAATCGCTCAATTATCTCCAGGCGTAATTACTACCGAAACCAACTTAACAACAGTTGTGCCTTCAGTTCTGACTACAGCCGGTGCATATGCAGGTGCTTTCAACTGGGGACCAGTGAACACACTTAACAGTGTTGGATCAGAAAAGGTTCTGGTTAACACTTTCAACGCCCCAGATATTAACACCGCAGCATCGTTCTTTACAGCGGCATCTTTCTTGGCATATGGTAACAACTTGCAAGTTGTGCGTGCAGCTAACACAGGCACACTAAACTCAACCGCTACAGGCACTGGATATCAAGTTCAAAACCCAGGAGTATTCCAGTACTCGTTGTTGGCCGGTCCAAACGGCAACAGTTATGGTGCATTTATGGGTCGTTACCCTGGTGCATTAGGCAATTCATTGACAGTTTCTGTTATTGATGCTGGTTCTAATACTGCACAATTTGCATCATGGAACGTTGCAATTTCTAACACAACAACATCAAATGCAAGCACAGTTTCATTGGCTGGTTATTTTAATGGTGTACCTTCTACATCATCAAGAACACTAGGCCTTGGTGGCGCAAATGACCAAATCCACATTGCAGTTGTTGATACTGGCGGTTTGTTCTCTGGTGTTAAAGGTACTGTTCTAGAAACATTCCCATACTTGTCTAAGGCTGTTGACAGTGTTGACCAATATGGTAACTCTAACTACTACAAGAACGCAATCTTCCAAAACTCAAAATTCATTTATGCAGTCGACCCAGTTAACTATGTTTCTACAAACGGAACATGGGGTAAAACAGCAGCAAATACAAGTTTTGTAACATTGTCTGGCACATACACACTACCATTGACTGGCGGTGCTGATGCAACAATTACCGATGGTGACGTTATCAATGCTATGTACCAATTTAGTGATTCTGCACAAACAGCAGTTTCATTGATTATGACCGGACCATACACTAACGTGGCCGTTCAATCTGCTGCGGTTACAATTGCTTCTACACGTAAAGATGCGGTTGCATTCTTGTCTCCACCATCTTCAGCATTCTCTTTTGGTGGCGGCACACCAGGTCAAGAAGTTTCTGGTATCACATCTTGGATTACCGCTTTGTCTTCTGTTTCTGGTGGCATACAAGGTTCTTACGCCTTTGCTGATTCCAACTGGAAATATATGTTTGACCGTTACAACAACACATACCGTTGGGTTCCAATGAATGGTGATGTTGCTGGTCTATGCGTATACACAGATAGCAACAATGCTCCATGGTGGTCTCCAGCAGGTTACAATCGTGGTGTTATCAAGAACGTTATTAAATTGGCGTTCAACCAAACACAAGCAATTCGTGACCAGTTGTATCCACTTGCAGTTAACCCAATTGCATCTTTCCCTGGCCAAGGTACTGTATTGTTTGGTGACAAAACATTGCAATCTCAACCATCTGCGTTTGACCGCATCAATGTTCGTAGATTGTTTATTGTTCTTGAACAAGCAATTGCACAAGCAGCTAAATTCTCATTGTTTGAATTTAACGATGCTTTCACACAAGCACAATTTATTGCTCTTATCACTCCATTCTTGACACAAGTTCAAGCACAACGTGGTATTACAGCATTCCAAGTTGTGTGTGATGCAACAAACAACACTCCATCTGTTGTTAATGCTAACCAATTCGTTGGTGACATTTACATTCAGCCTGCTCGTTCTATCAACTTTATTCAGTTGAACTTTGTTGCAGTTGGTACTGGTGTTACATTCTCTACAATTACCAATACCACAGCGTAATAAATAACAACAAATAGGAGAATAAAATGGCTTTTCAAATTAGCGAATTTACAAGTGCGTTACAAAATGACGGCGCACGTCCAAATTTGTTCCAAGTTGTTATGACAGGTTTACCAGGTGGGGCTGGCCAATCAGGCCAACCTTTTTCTTTCTTGTGTAAAGCTGCTCAACTACCTGGTTCAACAATCGGTACAGTTCCATTGTATTACTTTGGTCGTGAAACAAAGTTTGCTGGCAACAGAACATTTGCAGACTGGACAGTAACAGTTATCAACGATGAAAACTTCAGCGTTCGTAACTCAATCGAATCATGGATGAACTCAATCAATAGTAACCAAGGTAACTTGAGATTGGCTGCACCCGTTATCGGTGGTGGTTCTGGTGGTCAACCATATGCAATCAATGCAACAGTAAATCAATACAGCAAGTCAGCAACAGCTGGTGCTGCTGGTGTCATCAAGTCTTACGGATTTGTTGGTATGTTCCCCGTTGACTTGTCTCCAATTGACCTAGATTGGGGCACAAACGACAGTATTGAAGAATTTACCGTGACATTTGCATACCAATACTGGACAAGCAACACAACAAGTTAATTTTGTTGTATACATAAGAGAGGGCTTCGGTCCTCTCTTTTATGATTTATTTGAAACGGAATTAAAAAAATATGGCACAAAAGTTTAGTCTTTTTGGCTTTACTATTTCTCGCAAAGAGGAAGAAGAAAACCAATCCACCCAACAATCGTTCAGTCCACCACCGAGCGATGATGGTGCATTAACGATTACTTCTGCTGCCTATTATGGCACTTATGTTGACTTAGACGGTACTGCAAAAAACGAGGTAGAACTTATCTCTCGTTACCGTGAAATGGCAATGCAACCAGAAATTGAATCAGCAATTGACGATATTGTCAATGAAGCCATTTGCCAAGACGATGATGGCAAGAACATTCAACTTATTCTGGATGACCTAAACGTACCAGATAAGATTAAGAAAGCAATCAAAGCGGAATTCCACCAAATCTTGCGTATGTTGAACTATACCAACATGGCACAAGATATTTTCCGCAGATATTATATTGATGGTAAATTATATTACCACATCATTGTAGATAAAGAAAATCCAACTGCTGGTATTAAAGAACTGCGTTACGTTGATCCACGCAAAATGCGTAAGATTCGTGAAATCAAAAAACAAAAAGATGAACGCACCGGCGTAGAGGTAATGAATGTTGTTAATGAATATTACATCTACAATGATAAAGTTACCTCTGGTACTTCTACAAATTATGGGCCAGTTGGCACCAGAATTACTACTGACTCTGTTATTTCTGTGGTTAGTGGACTTATGGATAGTCGCCGTGCGGTTGTTCTATCTTACTTACACAAAGCAATCAAGCCGCTAAACCAGTTGCGTATGATTGAAGATGCGACAGTTATCTATCGTATCTCACGTGCACCAGAACGTAGAATTTTCTATATTGACGTTGGTAACTTACCAAAACTAAAAGCAGAACAATACCTACGTGACATTATGGTCAAGTATAAAAACAAACTTGTATATGATGCAAACACAGGTGAAGTCCGTGATGACCGTAAGTTCTTGTCCATGATGGAAGACTTCTGGTTACCACGTAGAGAAGGTGGCAAAGGTACTGAGATTACTACATTACCAGGTGGACAGAACCTAGGTGAGTTGGAAGACGTTAAATACTTTGAGAAGAAACTGTATAAGTCTTTGAACGTTCCAGTCTCCAGACTTGATCCTAACCAATCCGGGTTCTCTCTAGGCCGTGTTGGTGAAATTACTAGAGATGAATTAAAGTTTGCCAAGTTTGTTGCTCGTATGCGTAACAAATTCTCTGACTTGTTCCATCAAGCACTAAGAGTACAATTGATTCTTAAAGGTGTTTGTACCGATGATGAATGGAAACAATTCAAAGAACACATTCACTATAACTTCATTAAAGACAACAACTTCACTGAACTTAAAGAAGCAGAACTGATGACCCAAAGACTGCAATTGTTGGCTTCAGTTGACCCATATACTGGCCGTTATTTCTCACAAGCATGGATTCAACGTAATGTTTTGCGTTTGAATGATGATGAAATCAAGATTATGCAAGGTGAGATTGAAGAAGAAAAAGAAGCAGGTATTGGTTTGCCAGTTGCAGTTACAAATGATGTTGCACAACAACAGATGTTGTCACAAATCCAAATGGATGGTGCAGAACATCAAAATGATTTGGATATGAAATTGGATCAAAGTAAGGAAAAGAATCCATCTAAAGTGGATCAATAAATAAACACCATATTGGAGGAAACTATGTCAAGAGACCTAATCGATTACGCAGCACAAGATGATGCAGTTAATTTCAGAGCAGAATTGTATGCAGCAATTCACGACCGTGTTACAGCACACATTGAAGCCAAGAAGCAAGAAATTGCTCAAGGTTTGTTGAACCAAGAAGAAATGATGCCAGCAAAGAAAATGAAAAAAGAAGAAGAAAAATGGCACATGAAAAAAGAAGAAGACAAACCAAAACATGGTATGCATGAAGAAGATGAATTGGACGAAGGAATTATCGGTAACATTAAGGCGCTTGGTTATCGCACAGCGGCCAGTGGAGCACATGCGATGATGATGCACAATTTTAACAAGTCGACGGCCAGAGATGCCCACAACCACTATGTACATAGCCAAAACCGCAGAGCTGAATACGACGCCAAATCGGATAAATTTGCCAAAAATTACCACAGTTTAATGAAAAAATCACAAGATGCTTTATATGGAAAACAAGGTGTGCATGAAGAAGATGAATTGGACGAAGGAATTATCGGTAACATTAAGGCGCTTGGTTATCGCACAGCGGCCAAAGGAGTGGATGCATATAGTAACCACCTTTTTAATAA